TACGACGGGTAAGGAGCTTAAATGGCCAACACTACTTCAGGCTCTTATGTTTTTGATAAGAACCTAAGCATTGATGAAATTATTGAAGATGCGTACGAACGTATTGGCATTCAAGGAACTTCTGGTTATCAATTAAAAACAGCAAAACGATCTTTAAATATTTTATTTTCTGAATGGGGCAATAGAGGACTTCAATTTTGGGAAGTAAAAAATCAAAACGTTACATTAGTAGACGGACAATCAGTATATACTTTTTTTAGATCCCCGGCCGATGGTACTTCAGACGGAATTAACACAACGCTTTCTGCAGGAATAAATGCAAGTGTTACTACAATTGGAGTAGCTTCAGTTACAGGATTTGCAACTAATGGAGTAATCACTATTGGAACTGAACAAATTTCTTACACAGGTATATCTAGTTTAAATTTAACAGGATGCACTAGAGGAATTAACGGTAGCACAGCAGCTACTCATAGCACTTCGGACGCTGTATTACAGTTTCCAATTGGTATGACAGATATTCAAGAAGCAGATTACAGAGTAAAATCTACTTCAGTTGACACACCAATGACAAAGATTAGTAGATCACAGTATCAAGGTTTTTCAAATAAAACAGATAAAGGCTTACCTACTCAATATTGGGTTCAAAGATTTATAGATAAAGTTACTATGACTTTATATTTAACTCCGGGTGCAGCTCAAGATGGTAATTATATTAATTTTTATTACACAAAAAGAATTGATGATGTTGGTGCTTACACAAATGCAACTGATGTACCTTATAGGTTTATTCCATGCATGATTGCAGGACTAGCTTATTATTTAGCTATTAAATACGCACCACAAAGAGTTCAAGAATTAAAATTATTGTATGAAGATGAATTGTTAAGAGCGGAGGATGAAGATGGTTCTTCTAACTCTACGTACATATCTCCTAAAATTTATTACCCGGGTATCGGTTAATGACAACTTTTTCTCAAGGTAAATATGCTTTAGCAATATCAGATAGATCTGGTATGGCTTTTCCATATAACGAAATGGTTAGAGAATGGAATGGTGCGTTTGTACATATTTCAGAATACGAACCTAAACAACCACAATTAGATCCAAAACCTACAAGTGCAGATCCACAAGCTTTACAAAGAGCTAGACCCGCTAGAACAGAATTTCCTACAGAAGATTTTTTAATAAATAACCCTATTACAACTGCAGCTGCTGATGCAACAGTTACTATAGCTTTTAAAAATGGTGCTATGCAAGTAAATGATTTTGTTAGATTAAGAGATATTAAATCTCCAGTCGGTGGTGTTGCTATATCTACTTTACAACTTTCTACAACTTTAAACGGTGCTATTACAGACTCTGCCACAACAATTACTTTGGCTGATGGATCAGCGTTTCCAACATCAGGTTTTATAGTTATTGAAAAAGTAAATGCAGTATCGGGTTTATTTGAAAACGAAGTTATTGAATACACAGGAAGATCAAGTAATGATTTAACAGGATGTACTAGAGGTACAAGTGCACCTTACAGAGGAGTTTCACCTGAAAATACAACAGCAGGTTCACATGCAACTGGAGCAAAAGTATTTGGAGCTTATAAAATAGCAACACTTTCTACAACACAAGAATTAGCTGGATATAATGACAGTGCTGGTAATCCTGCATACAACACTATCCAAACAGGTTTTACATTTGAATTAGTTACTAATGCTAGTAGCACAGAAACAGGAGGCGGTTTACAATGTACAATTGGACCCGTAAATGATAGAGGTTAATTATGTCAGGAGTTAAAAAATACGATTATACTACACTTAAACAAGCTATTTTAGATTACACTGAAGTAGATGATTCTGTTTTTACAACCACTATTTTAGATGGTTTTATAATGGCTGCTGAATTTAGAATCTATCAAGAGCTTCCTATGGATTCTCAAAGATTTGTTCAAGAAGGTACATTAGCTGCAAACGATAATACAATTAATGCACCAGCAGGATGTCTTTTTGTAAGAGGAATTGAAATTTTTGAATCTACAGCAAATACTGAAGGTAATGGAAAATGGTTAGAGAAAAAAGATCAAACTTATTTATCAGAATTTGTAGATAGAAAATTTGGACCTGAAGGAAAAATACAATCTCCTACAGATACTACTAATTCAGTCACTGGGTTTCCTAAATACTATGCAATGTTTGGTGGTGCAGATAATACTACAGATACTTCTTCAGGAGGAATGTACGTAGCTCCAACTCCTGATGCAGCATACAAATTTAGAGTTTATTATAACAAAATGCCTAACGGTCTTGGATCCGGTACTGGTTTTAATAACAATACTTATTTAAGTACATATTTCCCACAAGGTCTATTATATGCATGTCTAGTAGAAGCTTTTGGATATTTAAAAGGTCCGACTGATATGTTGACATACTATGAAAATAGATATAAAAATGCAGTACAACAGTTTGCAGGGATGCAACTTGGAAGACGAAGACGAGATGATTATACTGACGGAACAGTTAGGATACCAGTCAAGTCACCGTCTCCGTAATAAGGAGAAAAATTATGGCAATAACATCGGCAGTATGTAATAGTTTTAAAACAGAAGTTTTAAAAGCTGAACACAACTTTACAGCATCGTCTGGAAACACTTTTAATTTAGCTTTATACACAAGTTCAGCAACTTTAAATAAATCTACAACAGCTTACAGTTCATCAAACGAAATTACTAATACGTCAGGATCTGCTTATTCTGCAAAAGGAAAAGCACTTACAAGTGTAACTCCTGTTCTATCTACAGACACAGCGGTTTGTGATTTTGCAGATGTTTCTTGGACATCAGCTTCTTTTACAGCTAACGGTTGTTTAATTTTTAATGATTCACATTCTTCAGATGCAGCCGTTTGTGCAATCGCATTTGGTGGAGATAAAACTGTATCAAGCGGAACGTTTACAATTCAATTCCCAACAGCAGACGCATCTAACGCAATTCTTCGTATAGCGTAAGGAGTAACGACGGATGTCCGTTACTAGAACTTTTACAGTAACGGTAGTTAGTACCGGTTCAGGAAATAAATATGTTATTGATGGCGTACAACAAGCCACTATTCTTTTAGGAGAAGGCGGTACTTATAAATTTGATCAATCAGATAGTTCAAACGGCACTCACCCATTAAGATTTGCAACAGCCTCAGACGCTGCTGGTGGAACTCAATATACAACAGGCGTAACTTCAAGTGGAACACCTGGAGACTCTGGAGCTTATACTCAAATTGTAGTAGCTGAAAGTGCACCAGATCTTTATTACTATTGTACAAACCACGGAGGAATGGGTGGACAAGCAAACACCGTTGATGGAAATTCATGGGGAATTTTTCCTTGGGGTGTAAATGAATATGGCAGCCAAGATGCTATTGATGTTGCACTAACCGGTGTATCAGCTACATCTAGTGTTGGTTCTGTAGAAGCATTTCCACAACAAGGTTGGGGCAGACAACAATGGGGCAACTCTGGTTGGGGAGTAGAATATTCTGTAGAATTAACAGGACAGTCAGCAACAACGTCTGTAGGTTCTATTACTACAGAAATTGCAGTTCCATTAACAGGTTTATCAACAACATCGAGTGTAGGTTCAACAACGTTTGTTGGTTTAACTTTTGCAGATTTAACAGGTGTACAAGCAACAACAGAACTTGGAGATTTTGATAATGCTGGAACATTAGTTGGTTGGGGTAGAAATGGTTGGGGTGAAGAACCTTATGGAGACTCATTTAATAAATTAGTTCAACCAGCAGGATTAAGCACAACATCTAGTGTCGGATCATTAATAGCTACACCAGAAGAAATTATATCGGTAACTGGAGTATCAGCTACATCTGCTGTAGGCAGTTTAACAACTATTATAGATTGCACAGTTGTACCTACAGGAGTATCAGCTACATCTAGTGTTGGCACTCCTTTAATAACACAAGCTACTGTTGGATTAACGGGTCTTGGTATGACCTCTACAGTTGGTGGTATAATTCTTGATGCTGTAGAAATTGGTTTAGTAGGATTAGAGGTAACATCTTCAGTAGGTTTATTACAAGAACAGATTGCTCAAATTCCAACAGGTCAACAAGCAACGTCTTCTGTAGGATCTTTAGTTGTTGAAATAGGGGTTCCATTAACAGGAGTTTCTGCTACAACGGCAGTTGGTACAATAACTCCAGCAGAAAATGTTCTAGGATTAACTGGAGTAGAGGCAGTTTCTAGTGTAGGAAATATTTTCCCATTAGGATATGGAGATGTTGATATTACTGGAAATACAAGTTATAGTGATGTTAATAAAACAAATAGCGCGAGTTATTCCGATGTTGACGTATCAGGAAATACATCGTATACAGACGTAACGCACGTGGCTTAGGAGAAAAAAATTATGGCTTCAACTTACACACCTCTTGGTGTTGAACTAATGGCAACTGGTGAAAACGCCGGTACATGGGGAACAAAAACAAATACAAATTTAAATATTTTTGAACAGATTTCTGGTGGCTATCAAGTACAAACTTTAAATGCAGCAGGAGCTGGAGCTAATACAACAGCTTTAGCCGTATCTGATGGATCTACAGGTGCAACTCTTGCAACAAGAGTCATAGTTTTAGGAGCAGAATCTCCACAAACAATTTCAGGAAATAAAATTGTAACTATTCCAATTGATGTAGAAAACTTTTATTTTATAAAAAATAGCACAAGTGGTTCTTACACAGTTCAATTTAAATATGCTTCAGGTTCAGGTGACTCTGTTACTTGGGCAACAACAGATAAAGGTTGGAAAATTATTTACGCAACCGCTAATGATGGTACAAACCCAGATATTGCAGAAGTTTCTGTAGGAGGTTTACCAGGTGGTTCAGATACACAAGTACAATTTAATGATTCAGGATCTTTTGGTGGAGATGCCAATTTTGTTTGGAATTCATCTACAGGATTAAATATTGGAACTTCGAAAGAAATAAGACTACAAGATGATTCAGGTGGTCAATATATAGGTCAGAAAGCCGGCAATAGCACTACGTCTTATACTTTGACGTGGCCAACAGGCGTAGCTGGAGGAAATGGTTACGTTTTAAAATCAACAACAGGTGGAGTTTTAACTTGGGAAGAACTAGCAGCAGGCGGAACTTCTTGGCAAGCAGTTAAAACAGGAAACTATACAGCATCAGCTGGTGAAGGTGTTTTCTGTAATACTACTTCCGGATCTTTTACTTTGACTCTACCATCATCACCATCAATTGGAGATGAAGTTTCGTTTATAGACTATGCAGGTACGTTTGATACTAATGCTTTAACTATTGGAAGAAATAGTGAAAAAATTAATGGAGCAACAGCAGATCTTACAGTTTCAGTTGAAAGAGCTGCAAACACTTTAGTCTACACAGACGGAACTCAGGGTTGGTTGTTAAAGGCTAAATAATCATGGCTACTTATAAAGGAACAGTTGGGACAACAGTCGTCAACTACGCTGGTAATTATCCAGGCGCTGTTGAAGGTGAGCTATGGTACGATAGCACTAACAAAGATTTTAAATATTCATATCCTGCTCTTACTCCAGATTCGTGGTCAACTAGTGGTAATTTAAATACTGCTAGAGCCTCAATGAGTAATGCAGGAACTCAAACATCTTCTATTGGTGCAGGAGGGTATTATCCACCTGGACGTTCTGCATTAAGTGAAAAATTTAATGGAGTAAGTTGGACTGAAACAAATGATTTAGGTGAAGCTAGACAATTAAGTTCAATGGCTGGAGCAAGTGGTACATCTGCAGTGGTGTATGGTGGAAATCCTGGTCCTGGAGCTGGAACAGATAAAACAGAATTATGGAATGGATCTAACTGGACTCAAGTTAATGTTCTACCAAGTGCAAGAACTTATATAATGGGTTTTGGAACAGCAACTGCAGCAATTGCTGCGGGTGGAACTCCACCTGATTATTTATCTGATACAGACTTATGGAATGGATCTAACTGGACTGAATTAGCAGATATGAATACTGGTAAAGCTTATGGTACAGGACAAGGCACAACCACATCAGGTTTAGTTTCTGGTGGTTCTATATCTCCAGAACCTAGATCTGCTAATGTACAATCTTGGAATGGAAGTAGTTGGTCTGAAGTTAGTGCTTTAAATACAGCAAGATCTTCGATAGCAGGATCAGGTGCAGATAATACATCTTCATTAGTATTCGGTGGAGAAGGACCTGGAGTTCCTCTTGCTAATACAGAAAAATGGAATGGAAGTTCATGGACCGAAACATCTGATTTAAACCAAGCTAGACAATATTTAGGTGGAGCAGGAATATCATCAACTGCAGCAGTTGGGTATGGTGGAAATACTGGAGTAACTTATCAAGATGATACGGAATTATTTACAGGTGGAGGTGTGGCGGCCGGTGCTTGGTCTACAGCTGCAACTATGAATAGAAACAAATATACTGGAGCAGCTGCAGGTACACAAACATCAGCATTATATTTTGGAGGAAACTATCCTCCAGGAGATAATTTAACAGCAGAAACAGAATTTTATAATGGGTCTAGTTGGACTGAATTAGCAGATTTAAATACTGCCAGACAAAATATATCAGGTAATGGAGTAAAAACATCAGCTTTAGCTTTTGGTGGATTTATACCTCCTGGTAATACCAAAACAGGTGCAACAGAAAGTTGGAACGACACTTCTTGGTCTAATAAACCAAATTTAGGAACTCCTAGAATTAATCTAGGTACTGCAGGAGTATCTAATACATCA